GCCCTCTGCCGTGTCACGATTGACACATTTTGAGATGACTCAACTTACACTGTTGAGACCCATCGCCAGTCAGTCGGCGACCCACACCCTTACGAGGCGATCATAACCTCGTACGGGGGATTTCTCAAGGTGTTCAGAAGAACACTCAAGGGGCCTATCCCACGATGGGGCAAGGCCACGATGATAAAACTTGAGAAGTGCGGCGTAACCGGACAATGGATCGACACGTGTCGATCCAACTCTTGCGATACCTTTAAAATAGTATCGCTGGTGGTCCGAGTGCCATTTCTGGTTCACTCGAACTTGTTGACGGGTACGCAGCCCTAACACTGAACTTCTATCAGTCACTAAAGGAAGAGGGAGTCGTAAGACACTCTCGACCTCTGACTGAAGAAGCTGAGACATGGCATAGTATCCTCGTAGCCAAAGGCTATTTAGGACCGATACCATGTGCTCGACAATGTCAGGCCTCCGAAAGGTGCAGCTACCTGGCGGGTGTTTAAGGTAAACCGGAGTCACGTCGACTCCTTTGAACCCATCGACACCACAACTTTCACGGAAATTCTCACCCGAGAAAGTCTTGTCCTCGTTGAGCGTGAGCCCAGCGAGAGTGAGCCAGGAACGGACCTGAGGCAGCGTATGCGTGGGTACGATGATATCATCACCGAAAACACGCACACGCCTGGAGACACGCTCGATCTCCCCGTAAGATGGCCGTTTGCCATCAAGGAGAGCGCAAATCGCAAGAGTTGCGAATATGACGCTCTGAACAGGAAAGGTCGTAGCGTTTCCCATACCAGCATATTTCGAGAGCGGCCGAGTTTTGCCGTTATCGAGAATAAAAGGCGTACGTGCACGGAGAATCTCCCTTAAGAATTGAGGGCGATTTCCAAACACGGTCTTCACAAGACCGACCGATAACTTGTCAGAAGCTGACTTGAGATCGATTGTACACCAATAGCCGGTTTGGGAACCTTCAAGCGCCAATTCTTGATTTGGCGTTTGATTGGTGAGAGCTAGACAATTACGAAGCACAGGACAGCGTTCTATCGACTGTCTTAAGTGTGCATTGAGACCCTGTTGTATATATTGACGTACAACAGGTTCAACCGTAATAGTGCGCCTGGAACTAGTGTTCTTCGGCACACTAACAAGTCTAGCAATGTCTCCAGAAGCACCATGAGGGTTCTGAGTTGACGGTTTTTCAAACTCCGATGCCATAGAGGCATAGAAGCAATCAAAACCGTAAACCTCCAACTCCGAGGAATACTCGGTGAGGGAGCTCCATTTACCATTTGGAGTAGAACGCTCATACACCGCACCGGGGCCGTGTCGACAGTCTAACTCAGAGGGCCTGAAATCATCCAGGTCCGAAAGAGTTACACGGGAGACACAGTCAAGGATAAACAGCTGTCTCTCATCAAGTTGATGAGGGAGGCTGGCAGCATGATCATCCTCGAAGAACTTCGCTTTTGCACGACGATCGAGTTCAAGATCTCGATCATCAGAAAAGCAAAGTTTCTTGAACTGCAAAAGTGCTTGGCGCAAGCTAAGCACCACGTCGAAACGTGGCCGTTCAAGAATTTCACCAGTTCGGGGGTGAAACACGTCACATAGCATACCCGAAAAAAGTAACGGGATTGCTAGCCGACCGGATTTAAATCCAATCGGACAGGTGAACAAACCTTCGTCCAGAGCTTTATCAAGAGCTCGGCCTAGGGTTGGGAGGGCTATGGCTAAGAAGCCATAGCCCTCGTGTTTCACACGATTCTGGATCGAAGTGAGATCTCGATCCAGGCCTTTTGCATCAGGGTGCATCCTCTTCAAGTCTTCAAAGAGAGATGCTATAAGCGAAGCTGGACTTTTCAAGTCTACCTCCTATCTATTGGGGGTTAGGCTTTCCAGTCGAGCTGCTGTGACCTACACCACAACGTGACCGAGCCAGTTAACTTTGGCTCGTCAAAAGTCGCGCTATGGTGACCTCCGAATCCAAGATCGTATCGAACAAGGCTTCAACTAGATCGACCATATTGGTCGAACTAAAGCCAAAGGGCGGTACGAATATAGACAAAGACGCCGTAGCCGTCACCCGCTGAGTAGCGGAAGTGTACGGATTAGTCGAATCCTTGTCTTGAAGGATCTGGATATAGTGCTTGTCACCAACCTTGGGATTGGGGGTATGGTTGATTTTCAACCGATACCCGTTAAGACCAGTGTCGATGCGCAAGGAACCATACCCGTCGGATTTCTGCATCGCAAACACCAGAGATGGTGTTGGCGAATTTGCAGCAATGGTAAAAGGGTCAGCAAGCACGTGTCGCTCCGTTTCTTGTAATGGCGTCTTCTATGGACGCTTTATGGATTTAAGGTGACGATCCGCAAGGATCGCACCGATGATCGAGTTCTGGTAGGTGCTTAACCCACCAGAAGCAAGGGACTTGAGCTCATAGGCTTGGACAATGTTCTTCCGAAGTGTAACCCGGTACTCCAACACAGAAGTGTGGGTGTAGACGGGACTCCACCAGATATCACTATCTGAGTAGGGAAACGGCGGAAGAAAAATAACACGATCCTCAGAACCTAAGAGCGTGTCGAGCACGGTTTTTACCTGGCCTCGAAGATGGCCAGTTAGAAACCCATAGTTGAAGGTAGATCGGTCAGAGTTGATATATTGGATTGCTCCAAGATAGTCACCCATTCCGGTAAACCAATCAACTAGCCAGCTCCATGGGGTCAAATTATAAAGATCCATTGGAGTTGGGTTTGCTCCGAGTTTCGTCACCCAAAGCTGATGACGAAGCTCCGGCACACCTAACGTCGGGAAATCAAAGATGGCGTTTATAGCCAGCTTTAATTGTACTTCACGAGTACAAGTAGTCGATTTAGCTTTGACTACTTCATCCATGTTGTACGCGAAGTTGCGGTATGACGGATACTCGTATTCGGGGGGTGCCCCTCCATCTACAGGCAGTTTCATGCTGTATCTGAAGGTGGTAGGCTTCCCTTTGCGTTCGATTATACGATTAATATCGGACGTAATCTTCTGGGGAGCCTCCAAGGCTTCCTTAATCGCCTTATATATTTGTTTCCACCCGAAATGAAATCCTACGTACTCTTTAGGTACGTCCTTAGCGTTAATCTTGAGGTTCGTTATGAATCTCTTGACATCGCGCTGAGGAACGGATTTTATTACGTGGCCGAAGTTCTCAAGCGTCGATCTTAATTGGATCATCGCACGAGGGACGTCGCGCAGCTCAACAATCTCACGAATGAGATTGAAGTGCCTACGCTCCGGCAAGGCTTTAGGCATCATGCCTAAAATCTTCTTCTGCATGGTAGAAGCAAGTAGATCCCGTTCAGAGTCAAGAAAACTTTGAACGGTGGCGAGTGGGATGGACGCAGCATCTCCGACGTTCTCAGTACGCTGTTTGTACTTAATAACAGACGTATTGGCACGACCTTCGCACGTGCTAGGGCCGTAGATAACGCCGGACTGTGTACGAGAAGCATTCCTAGTTGGGGAGTGTGATGTGAACTCTTGATGTTCATATTCACCAAACTCATAACCAGCGAGGCGTGTTCTCCGAGTGGTATCCTTCGTCTTCCTCCAAACATCTACCACGTCAGGTAGAGGATCTTCGGATCTAAGTTCAGAAGGACCAGTCGCAACATCTCCACGACAACCATTACCGAAAGTCCAGGTAACGGTTGTAGCTGAGCCAGTGGACCTGAAAACGGTTTTCCGTTTTCCTAGAGCACTGCGCACAACTTGTGTGCGTGTTCTGTTCACAGGGGCAATTTTCACCGGTGACACCCTAAATCGATAGAATGGATCCAGAGCCAGAGAAAGGCTATGGACTATCGAAGTAGGAATGAACTGTGAAATAAGGCGAGGAACGAGTTCGTCCTCGCCACCCTTGGCCGCGATTCCTCTACTGTATGTCAGCCGGTATAAATCCGGTATGACGATCGGTGGATCGTCGGCGGTTTGACGTTTCCGCTTCTTATTTCTGGACACAGCAGAAGACCCCGAGCAAGTAAGGCCCAATATGGCGCTCTGTTAAGAGCGGCTCCG